ATCCCCCCTTACCCCCCTTTCCCTCTTCCCCATAAAAACGTACTACTTACCTAGTACATATGAGGAATTGGGTCAGTTGGTTGCCAACCTGAAAAGGCACCTTTAAGCCTGTTACTGTCCGGGTACCTTTAAACCCGAAACAATGAGGAGCGCGATTGCGTTCCAGCCAGGGGAGGTTCGGCGGTATACCCCTGTAAAGCTCTGCCCTGATTTCTCACAAACAGGCGAAGCCTTGTGTTTGCTTCATGCCTTGCCCGGTTCTCCTTGCGGTAGGAAACGGGTTCAGCTTCGAACGTCTCCTGATACACAGCTGCATAACGCTGCATGGCTTTTTGTTTGGCGGCCATACTGAGTGACTGCAGTTGCTCACCTATCCACTGACTGTCCGCAAGGCAAAACACAGCTGGCATCTCTAACTGCTGAAATGCCTGTGACATATCAGATATCCCCGGAAGGTCGTGGGAATACCGTTGGGATATCAGGCCGTAATTCGTATGGCTTAACCTCCCCGTTTGTAGCCATTGAGATAGCGACTGCATTTTGAGGGGAAATCTTCTGATGGTTGTTCAGCCACTTCCAAACAGCCCCCTGAGTGACACCGATGGCTCTAGCCAACGCAGATTGGCCCCCTGCCAATCTCACTGCTTTCTGGATAGCGTTTTCTGACATATTAGCGCCCTTAAAAATACTTTAGGATTTGGATGATATTACCATAGTATTAATTTAGCAAGAATACTCTAGTGTTGAATGGAAAAAGCTTTTGTACTAAATTAATCCGATCGTATTAACCAGAGGCGAAATCATGAGTGGAACGACTTTTTCGGACCGGCTAAGAGACAGCATGCAGAAGGCTGGGCTGACCCAAAGCCAGTTGGCTGAAGCAGTCGGCGTGTCACAGGGGGCAATTCAGAAACTTGTATCTGGTAAGGCAAAGTCGACAACTAAGCTTGTTCAGATAGCTAATGTCCTTGGTGTTCGCCCTGAATGGTTAAGCGAAGGCGTTGGTGCGATCCGTAAATCGGATGATTTCCCTTCAGAAGAAAAGTGGACCAAGGTCGAGACCTGGGATAGCAACACACCTTTAGAAGCTGATGAAGTGGAAGTCCCATTCCTTAAAGATATTGAGTTTGCATGCGGTAGCGGCAGAGTTATGGAAGAAGATTACAACGGTTATAAACTGAGGTTTTCGAAGTCTACCCTGAGAAAAGTTGGAGCAAGCACAGATGGTTCAGGCATTATCTGTTTCCCGGCTGCCGGGAACAGTATGGAACCACTCATACCAGACGGTACAACAGTGGCTGTTAACATCGAAGACAAAAAAATCGTTGATGGAAAGATTTACGCGATCAATCAGGAAGGATGGAAGCGGATCAAACTCCTATACCGGACAGGCCCGGATGAGGTGACTATTCGTAGCTATAACGCAGAAGAGTACCCTGATGAGGTAGTGAAGATGTCCAGCGTAGAGATCGTTGGTAGAGTGTTTTGGACTTCTACAGTTTGGAACTAAGCCGGGGAAACCCGGTTTTTTTTGCGAAAAAAAAATAAAAACCATAAATTACATGCAGTTAACTTAAAATGAAAATAAGATTAATACTATAGTATTGACGCAGGATTAATCCTCCCCTATTCTCATCTCATCGGCAAACAACGGAGCCAGTGAGATGACGACCAATACGACAATCAAAAAATTATATCAGCTTGTTGATATTCCAGATTTTCGCTATAGCAAAGATAGTCCAAGTATTGATTATGGTGATATTGCATCAGATTGCGATACTAAAACTGTTTCTATCTTTGAAGCCATTAATCATATCAGCTTAAATATTTTTTCAATTGCTGAAGATAAAGAAATCAGTAAAGAAAAGATATTAAACCTTTCTTGTATCATCGCTGACCTTGCAGAAATTGGAATGGCAACGAATAAAATTTCTCAAGCTGCCTCATATCTTTCTGGATTAAAGGATGGCAATCATGGCGCATGAATTTTCATTAGAACAAGCGAAAGAGAAAGCATATCAGGCAGAAATAATCTGCAAAATGATTGAGTTATACCCCAACAAAATGGACTGTTCTGAAATCGAGGCCATTGCAGCATTATTAAGTAAGTTAACCAGTGATGTTTGTGCATGGTTAATTGAAGAGCAAGCCATTAGATCCAACGCTTAGTTTTTTAGACTCCTAAATAAATAACAGCTTTATTGCTGAGGGGATTCCATACACTTTTTTTAGGAAAAATCATGACAAACATCAACGCCTTTAATACTGCAAAGTTATTTTGTTCAGCCGGTTACTGGGATATCGCGAATTTATATCTTAGGAAAGCATACGGGAGATAAATCATGTCAACACAAGATCGCCAAGACGTGCAAGGTGTGAATATTAAAGCTGAACAACTTAACTTCCTCATGCAAACAATTCACGCTCACCATAAGGATTTTGACTGCCATCAACTTGATGGCCTCTTAGGTCTGGCTTATGACCTTGCCGGGCAGGTATATAGCTGGACAGAGGAAGAGGAAAGGATCGTTTTAGAAAATGAAGATGTACAAAGAAAGGTGTATTAAATGGATAATTTAATCAATACGTATCGCCGACGAATTTTAAAGGCTGCGTTATTACGTCAACAGCGTAAAACCGAAAGCACCTGCATCATTATTAATATGCCTAAGGGTGGAATAAACACCGTCGAATTAACAGAAATACTGCTTGATGGTCTGTTGAGACGATTCGAAAAGCTGGCTCTCAGTGAATACGGGAATGTCGACGGTGTAAAAGCCATCAGAGGAATTTACAGCAACGCCGTAGATGTGAATGGCAGCGGTGAGTTCCTGACAGAAAGCGGAAAAGCATTAATCGACGATCTCATTGCAGAGTTGGTCGAGTTTGCCAAGAAACAAAAATCAGTCACAGCGGAGACAAGCCATGAGTGACCAGACACCAATTATCACGCACGAACCAATAAATATCGTGCTGACAATCGAGAACGGGAAAGTTATCCACGCGCGCCCGGTTCAGGACGGCGAGGTTACAGCATCGCTGGAGACTTTTTTATGGATGGCTGAGCAAGCCGGTTACACGATCACCCCACCAGCAGGAGAGAAGGACAATGGCCCTGACAGCGATACGAATTCCTGAGTGGGTACACCTGCAGGCGGTCCATGTACTCCGCCAGTTCAGGGCCAGGCGGATTCATCCCTGCCGTATACACGGCTCCGGAAATCTGAGCCTGAGGGTTAATCGCCGCTGGCGGCTGCTGTCCCGTGATGGCGGCCAAAACTGGGAAGTAATGAGCCACGAACGATACAGCAAGCTGAAGGACAGAAAATGAAAATCCAATACCAAGATTATGGCCCCGTAGCGAACATCATTATCACTAGCACCGTGTTTGAGTTTCGCAAACATAACCGGGTAGTGGATGCCACGCTGATCCATACGCCAGGCATCATTGCAACCCGCAGTGGGATGTTCTTTATGAGGACCATTTTGTCCGGAAAATATCGCGACACGTTGCGTGCTTACAGAGCAGTTTTTCGGGAGGCGACACGATGAAATCTTTCCTCCTGTCTATGCTGTTTGGCCTGTTATTGGTGGCCGTCGTGTTCGGCGCGCTGATTGAGTACAAATTTTTGATGGATTTCTAAAGTCTGCCATGAAAAAAGGAACCACTGAAATTATTGAACGCTGGACCCGTTTAGCAGCGGAGGCCAAAGAGCGGGGGCTCGCCACCATCCCGATCGACCCGGAAAACATGTTGATGGTTCTGGGGGAGCTGCCATCCAGTTCGGCGGAAAAGTCCGCCGATTACCAGAACGACTATCAGGCTGCGATCGACATCTTGCGCGACAGAGCTGCTCGCGAGCTTGATGGTGGTTTTCGTGCCCATCACAACGCCCTCATTTATGCAGCTAATGAACTGGAAAATGCCCAGGCTTTCGGGCAGGAGGTCAGCCATGAGTCTTGACTGTGTACCCCTTTCTACGTACTGCAGGGACGCGGGGGAAACGGTAGAAGCCGTTAACAAACGGATACAAAGGGGGTTATGGAAGGAGGGAGTACATGTATTAAAAGTCGATGGCGTTAAAGAACGCTGGATTGACTTAACGGAGGTTTCAAAGTGGGCAAGAAAGAACAAGGATCATTATCTCTCCCAAGAGGAGTAACCATCCGCCAGCATAAAACTGGCGACACTCTGGTTATCACTTTCACATACAAAGGGGTTCTGTGCCGGGAACCCCTCTCCAAAATGGAAGCAAACGCGCGCGGTGTGAAGTACGCCGAGCGCCTGCTCGGGGAGATACAAAACCAGATCGTCAGTGGCACCTTTGAATATGCGAAATATTTCCCCAACTCCAAAAAGCTGGAGCTGTTCGGGGTAGTGAAGAAAACCAAAAACATAAAGTCTTACCTGGACGAGTACCTGAAAATCTGCCAGAACCGCAACCTGTCCCCGTCGACTATCAACGGTTATGAAAAATGTCTGTCGGCGCTGTCAGCTCTGCATAAACTCCACGTGTCAGAACTGACTCCAGCGGTCCTTAAAAACTGGATAGCCAGCCGGAAAACAAAGCTGAAAACGACTAGGAATAACCTTTCGTTTCTGCGCAGCGCCATCGATGAAGCTGTTACGGATGGCCTGCTGACCATTAACCCGGTAACCCTCGTCAGCGCCAGCCGGTACCACGTGATCGACAGCAGTCCGAGCGCCGATGATTACGAGGTTGACCCGTTCACGCCAGCGGAGACCCTCGCCATTTACCAGAACTGCAGGTACCCGGAATGGGAAAACCTGTTCCGCTTTGCTTTCAATACCGGTCTGCGGAGCTCCGAACTGTGCGCGCTGCGCTGGCCTGATCTTGACACCATCGCGAACACAGCCCACGTTCAGGCAGCCAGTGTCGTAGGGGTACTTAAAGGCACCAAGACAAAAGCCGGTACCCGTAAGGTGGAGCTGAACAGTGAGGCGCTGGCGGCCCTGCAGGCGCAGAAGAAATACACCTTTATGAAAAGTGAGTTCATATTCAGCGATCCGAAAACGGGAGAACCCTGGGCGAACGCCGACGCTATCCGTAAAAAAGCATGGGTGCCGACCCTGAAAAAAGCTGGCGTGCGCTACCGTAACCCGTACCAGACGCGGCACACATTCGCCACCAAGCATATTAGCCAGGGCGTTAACCTCTTCTGGCTTGCCGGACAGATGGGCCACAAAGGGCCGGAAATGATATTCCGCAACTACGGTAAATACCTGGCTGAATATGACGGTAAAACCGCGATTTCAGCCGCGCTGTAGCGGGGGATATATTTCAAAATGTTGGACAGAATCAGGACGTTAGACAGACCTCAATATGCACGTAAAATGCACTTGATGTCTGTCACAGTGACAGAATTGTTTATTTTCAATGAGTTAAATACATTTCGGACGCGAGTTCAACTCCCGCCAGCTCCACCACTTTTGATAGGACTGCAACCGGACAGCGGCAATAAAAACAGCCACTTACGGACTCTGACCAGACAGAGCGCAGACCGAGAAAAGACAAAAAAATGCACGTGAAATGCACGTGCACTTTAAAAGAACCCCAGATCTCACGGTCTGGGGTTTTTCTATTTGTAACTAAGGGTAACAAAAACACTTCCCTTTCTCGCGCTGCGCTCTCCTTGACACTGTTTATTTTCACAGTAAAAATACTGTATACAACCACAGTGGTTTTCCGGAGGCTTTTATGTTCGTTGAACTGGTTTATGACAAACGCAATGTAGAGGGACTTGAAGGGGCCAGAGAGATCATCCTGGCAGAGCTGACGAAGCGAGTGCACCAGATCTTCCCTGATGCCGAAGTGAGGGTGAAGCCGATGCAGGCGAACGGCTTGAATAGCGATGCCAGTAAAAGCGATCGGGAAAAGCTCAACCGCATGCTGGAGGATATGTTTGAAGAATCCGATATGTGGCTGATTTCCGAGTTCCCGACAGTTCGCCAGGTTGGACGCTGATGCGATACGGGCTGCCAAGCATTACTATGCTCTACCAGCCCGTTACCATACTGCCTTATCCTATGTTTCTGTAAGGGGTGCGAACCAAGCCTAATTCTCATCGGTCAAAGATTGGCAATTACTTAAGGGGATGATACTGAAATTCCCTATCATGCTGGAAAAATAGTTGTTATTATAAATACTATTTAAGTTATTTACATTTTACTAGGGCCGCATGGAAAAGCTAAGACCAAACAGCGATATTGAGATATTACGTGGATTCGCCATAATCATGGTTTTAATTCAGCATTACCCATCTCTTTATTTCTGGAGTGATCATTCATTTTTCTCTAATGTGAATAAGCATATCAGTTTCTGGTCTGGTGTTGACTTATTCCTGTGCATTTCAGGATTTGTCGTTAGCTGCTCTCTGATACCTCTTATAGATAAATGTAAAGATAATGGATTACCCACATCTAAAGTTATTGGTGCATTTTTTACAAAACGAGCATTTAGACTTTTCCCAACCTCATTCCTATGGATAGCAATACTTCTTGTATTTACCTATTTTTATAATACCTCAGGCGCTTTTGGTAACGCAAAATGGAATATTTATCAAGCCGTGAGCGTGCTTACCTATAATTACAATTACCTTTCCGCATACATGACTGACAATGGGCTTCCAACTACTTTTGGGCCTTTCTGGTCTCTTAATCTTGAAGAGCAATTCTACTTCATCTTTCCTTTCTTTATATTACTAACAAAAAAAGAAAGCAGAATTCCACTATTGATTGGGTTTATAGCAATACAGTTTTTCATTTTCAGACAAGGGCATCCAATTCTAAATTTTAGGCTTGATGCAATCTCTTGGGGTGTTGTACTAGCAATCATGTACATGAAAACCGGCATGGTTAATGTTGACCCTGTCTTCATGAAAAGCAGACGCCGATCACTTCTAGTCACTACCTTCCTGATGGTGTTCTTAATGGTAAGCATACCTGATATGAGCGAAAGCAGGTTCATGGTTGGCTTTCTGGCACTGGCAAGCGCTTCGTTGGTTTTCATTGCCTCATTCAACAAAGGCTATATCTTTTGTCCTAGCCTCCTGAGAAAAGCATTTTTATGGGTGGGGTCACGATCCTATGCTATCTACATTATTCATATGCCGGTCATTTACTTCATTCAGGAGTCAACAATTCGCTATTACATATCCATAGGGCAAGGGCCATCGAAGACCATTCTACTATGCACCGTAATGACGCTGCTGGCCCTCCTGATGACTGCCATTTTAGTAGAGATGAATTATAGGTTGGTTGAAAAACCACTTAGGTATTATGGCAGGAAACTAGCTACTTTTATTGAAAGCCGACCATAGCTGGCCGGCTCTCAACATTTCTTTATGCAGGCTTAACCGGCCAGGAGATATCCGGAGCTTTTGATATATCCAGCCGGTTTAGTTCCACCCTGTACTGCTTCAGCTTCTTCAATAAAGCCTCTTCCTCAGGCGTTGAATCGCCAAGATCAACGGCATCCTGTAGCGGAGAGATAGCCACAGACGCGCCCGCCATGAGTGATGCACGCTTCGCCTCAGCGATAATTATAAGTTGCTCTTTGGTTGCTGCAGGTGGATCTAACAATACAGGATTACCATCTTTGTCTGCTGCAATTTCTTTTCCTTGACTTTGACCGAGCATAAGTTCGTTATATTTCTCAACACTTATACTTACAACATCTTGAGGAATAAATTCACTTACGCCATCCACATAGAAACCATTTGTTTCTTTAGAATACTTATAATCAACCATTTTAATATTCCTATACTTTCCCGATAGCCAAATACATAAAACCAGTAACATTCTGCGTATTGGTTGAAGTTATTGTCAACGTTGATACCGTTGAAGAAGCCACTCGAACCGCGTAGTTATTTACAGAGCTTGAATCAATTGGTGATACAAACTGTACATAACCTAAAGAAAAGGAAATGGGATATGACACAGTAACACTACCTGAAATAGGCACCGCACCAGTACCCCACTGCATAACAAGTCCTCCTGGCAGTTTTTGATAGCCAGGAACGGCAAGTTGGCTTGCAAAATAACTCATATCGGGTATTTGCCCAGCCCCATTCCCCGCATCTTTATATGCCGCAGATTTTAGGCCGAGGTTTGTTTTCATCGCTGCAGTTAGATTAGTAACCATGGTTGCAATATCGCCATTATCCAGAGCATCTGCTCCAGAATTAGCGATGAACTGTCCCATCATAGCGGCAATTGTTGAACCCTGACGGAATGCTTTGTTCATTTGTGCACTGGATGCCTTACCAGACTGGAATCCAGTTGAAAGTGCAATCAGAGCTTCCCAGTCAGCCTGGGACATTACGTTTGCGCCAGCGCCGGTAGCAAACGGTTTAAAGTCATTTTTAGCCATTACAGTAATTTCCCCCATGCGCCATCATCAAATCCGGCGATATATTCGTTGTCCATATCGAAGCCAAAGAATTTAGAACCTTCTGACGGTGTTTCTACCGAAGGCGTTTCAACGTCTCCGGCCCACACCCCAGCAGCTTTAACAGTGAGATAGCCCTGCTTGATAGCAGCGATCAGTTCGAGAGACACATCAGAAATGTCAGTCTCGGGAAAAACCCAGACCGAGATCGTCATGTCCTGATTGTCGACGATTTGCATCTTCAGGCCAGAGCCTGCAGTTGCAGCGTCAAGGATGGGAGGCAGCGAATCATTCCGGCCGTCCCAGTTGTTGATAGCGATTTTCGCCTTAAGAACGATGCGATAAGTTTCGTCGCTCAGCGTGGTGTAACCCGAATCGGGGTCATATGGGCCTTGCCATACTCCCTGATCAAACCCAAGCCCGTCAGTGTCCAGACTGAAATAAACGCCACTTATCGGCTGGCTGACTATTCGACTACGGCCAATCCAGAGGCCGAGCGTATCGAGTTGGACGCCGAAGGCGGTATCGATATCGAAAGCGCTTACCAGCCCTCTGGTGACGGCAGTGATATCAATCAGTGGCCGAGTGCTCAGGTCGACGTGATCAAAAAATTTCGGCTTCGTGGCGTGATAGTTGGTGATTAAGTCCGTGTACTTGCTCATGACGTCACCGTTAGAACAATATTTTCGGGCTTACACGACGCGGATTCGTTGTAGGCGATGATGATATTTGCCGCCGCTACGCTACCGGCTGATTTGCCAATAAGCAGCTCCTGTATGTCGTAGTAGCGCGCATTGCCGCCGCTCACTACGCCGAGGTTCGCCGGAGAATAAATCCTGCTCAGCAGCACATCGTCCCCGATCGTCAGCCCGTTTATGTAATCCGCGACGGCCTGCTGAATCTGTACGCCAATTTGCGACGTGTAGCCGGTGAAGGCTTTCAGCGTGATATGCCCATAAATCGGGACATCAGTAGACCGCGAGAAGCTGATCACGTGCGGGTTACCGTAGGTGTCCGGCACCGTGACAGATGTCGTCCCATAGGTGGCGGTTCCCTGCCCTTTGTTCCCCCGGATTGTCTGGGCTATCTCGGTAACATCACCTCCATCAACGATGGCGGAAATGGAATGCGACGGTAGACCGTTGCTGTCGGTGGCACCAGTATCATTCTCGTAGAGCTTGTGACGTGTCACGCCTGCAACGTTGGCGATCGCACCGTCGACACCTTCAAACGGAGTGAGTGACGGCAGAGCGACGCTTTGCCCCTGCCTGATACGCAGCTCTGCGTCGGTTTCAGCCGGTGCGCCTACGGTGGCCGCCGCCGGATTGGTTACCGATGTCCAGCCACGAGTCGGCGTGTTGATAGTAGTAATCGTCCCGGCCAGAGCCGCAACCGCTCCGCTGTTTGAACAGGTAGCAGTTACCGTCACGGTACCGCCGACACCGATCGTCACCGAGGCAGGAAGTCGCCAGATCACGTTATTCGTGTCTTTCACGGTACCGTTTGTGATGGATGTCCCGGCGGTACCGGTCAGAAGCAGATCCACGGTAGAGTTCGTCGCCCCCCGGCGCGCGATACCGTTAATTTTTACGTTACTCGTCAGCGCTGCACCGTAACCCGTAGCAGGTGAGAAGCAGTTATAAACGGAGATGGCCGTGTTGTTGGCATCGTGAACAGCCAGCGCCACCAGCGCCACCATCTGGCCGTCTTTGCTGTCCGGCTCCAGATAAGCGTCACTGCCATAAATCTGCTGAAAATAGCTCGTCAGGGTATCGAGTATCGTCTGGTAATCAGGCGCACTGATCCCCTCAGCGGTTACCGTTGCCGATAAGCCGAGTGTGTCCAAATTGAGGGCCATTTATGCCTCGCTGGTTACTGTCGTTGTTCCGTAGATGGTGTCGATTTCAGCGAAGAACTGGACGCGGCGCGTCGTCGTGTTCACTGTCGTATTGAAAGAGAGGATGGATTTAACGCCCCGCGTTTCGAGGATGCGCTTACGGATCGCCAGGTTATAGGTTTCCGGCTTCTGCTTACCGAGTACGGACTGAATCCACGGAGTCCCCTCGGTAGTGTCGAGGAACCATTGCCCGTACCATAATTCGAACCGCGTTTTCACCGCCTGCGCCACGGCCTCAGGTGAGTTAATCAGCCAGGTATCATCGCCGCTGCCAAAGGTGTAATCACCGTCGGCGTCTTCACGTCTGTATCGCATCAGTTCACCCCGTCTGTGTTGCTTCCGCCTCGCTGAACCCCGCCATGCGTGTGCGTATCATCGATTGACTTGCCGTTAGCTTTAACGGTACCGATAAACTCGACAGCTCCGGTGATTTTGGATGCAACGCCAGAAGCAACAGAACCCACCATTCCACCCAGCCAGGACAGGAGCCCGTGAATGGTAACCTTCGCCGAGAAGTCGGCCAGCGGAGTAACTACATCCAGACCGCCAGGCGCTACGATTTTAATTTTCTGCGTAGTGGGGTTGAGCTCAAAGAACGTGCTTCCGTCGTCGCTGCGCAACTGAGCGGCCCCCGTGCTGAATCTGCTGATTTTCTGCGCCTGTGACTGCGGCCCGACGATACAGAACGCATCCGATAAATCATGCACCCGGTCGTCGACAGGCTCCTGCACCCCGCCGTTCTGCCACCAGAAATCGATGCAGCGATCGGCGAAAATCACCAGGCATTCATCACCGGCTTTAACCGGGAACGTCAGCGTGCATCCCCCGCCGCGCGGAAATACCACCGGCACATCCACCAGCAGCGGGTAATTTTTGGTAATACGGTTCCCGTCATTATCAGTTTCAACCGAACGGATAGCAGGCTGCACAACCGCCGTCACCGCGTCAGGATCGAATGACTGGACGATGCCAGGCAAAGCGACGCGGATCTGGTTCTTTGTGGTTTCCCGCTCAGATTTGAATGTTTCGGCAAGGTCGCCGCTGCGGGTCTGGTCAGATACTGCCATTTGGTAGGCTCCAGAAAGCAAAAAACCCGCCGGGTGGCGGGTTCGATATAACATGGAAAGCGACTAAGATGCTTTAGCTGATTTTAATGTAGTCCACTTTGAGAAATACAATTCAGCAGACGCAATTGCTGTCTCAGCCATCTCTTTTGAAACTGAAATATCTGAGATGTGGTAATCAGCTTCATTTCTGGCATCACGCAATTGCTTTAGGTTGTAACCAAGCAGTCGCATAGTACGAGAATCATATGGCTCACCTTTGCATTCTGCCGGTGTCGTCATATATCCAATGAGGTTCCCATGGTGGTTGCTTGAATATTTCGGGACACAAGTAAGACTGGCCATAGTTTCATGGTACATCGAATAATATGCCCGGGAAATAGCGCTTCGCCATGAAGCCTCATCTGCCATTGAACTGTATTGTTTGGCTGCATTAAAGAAATCAATACTGTTGATCGACATAGCTAACCCCCGTATGAAGAATTCTCGGCGCAGAGAAACGAGCTATTAACTCACAGTCGTCTAACCGAGGCTCCATGCATACAGCTTCAGCTAATGCAAAATTCATTTGAGCGATCGATTTAGGGTCTTTGTTTTTTATATCAGCCACATAGCATTTATTGCCATTTCGACTGACTTCAAGCAAACCAGTTTCTGCTGAAAAGTCCTTAGCTACTGTAGCTACGATTTCCGCGAGCAAATTAAATTGCTCCGGAGAGCATCCAGTAGAATTATAGGCATCATCAATCTCTGACAATAATTCTGCTTTCTGTAATATTGCCAATTCCCTGCCCTCCTCGTCGGAAAGAAGTTTGATATGCTGATC